ATTTACCAAGGTGATGTAGTGACTCAAAATACTGGCGGAATCGTAACACGTATCGCCAGAGCTGACGGTGGTAGCGCGACAAGCGATATTATCGTAGGCGTATTTTGGGGTTGCTTTTACACCGACCCGACAACGAGTAAGCCAACTTGGAGCAATTACTGGCCCGGCAACGCTGCAACGGATGCGATAGGTTTTATTATCGATGACCCTTTAGTGGTCTTCGAGGTACAAGCCGACGCGGCATTCCCTGTTGCAGATTTGTTTGGTAACTTTGATATTGTTGATAACAGTGGAACTGGCAGCTCAAACAGCGGCTGGTCCTACATGGAACTCGACGTGTCAACAGGAGCCACTACGGCCACATTGCCCTTGAAAGCACTAGACATCTCAGGCGACCCGGAGAATTCCGATATGAGCGCAGCAAACACTAATGTTATGGTTGTAATACAAAATCACTTGTTGGTACAACGACAAGTTGGTCTAGCGTAAGGAGATTAAGAAATGGCAATTTCAAGAGCGCAATTAGCGAAAGAACTTGAGCCTGGTCTTAATGCCTTATTCGGCATGGAATATGATCGATACGAAAATGAAACGGCAGAAATCTTTGAAACCGAGTCTTCGGACAGGGCTTTTGAAGAAGAAGTGCTAATCATTGGTTTCGGCAATGCTGAAGTTAAGACAGAAGGCCAAGGTGTCAATTACGATACCGCAAGTGAAGGTTTCACAGCAAGATACACACACGAGACAGTAGCTCTCGCGTTTGCTCTTACCGAAGAAGCAGTTGAAGACAACTTATACGATCGTCTAGGATCGCGATATACCAAGGCTTTGGCCAGAAGTATGGCGCATTCTAAACAGGTAAAAGGAGCGAATGTGTTAAACAACGCATTCAGTTCCAGTTACACTGGTGGCGACGGTCTATCATTGGTGAACTCAGCTCACACCCTAGCGGGTGGCGGAACTTTCTCTAATCGTCCGAGTACGTATGTGGATCTGAACGAAACTTCGTTGGAAAATGCGTTAATCACTGTTTCAACTTTTGTTGATGACAGGAGTTTAATTCTTGCTCTACAGGGAACAAAACTTGTTGTTCCCCCACAACAGCAATTCATAGCGGAAAGAATCCTGGAAACTCCAGGACTTCCTTTCTCAGCTGACAACGACGTGAATCCGATTCGCAGCATGGGTATGGTTCCTCAAGGCTATGCAGTAAATCATTTCTTAACAGATAATGATGCATGGTTCTTGTTGAGCGATTGCCCCGATGGTCTCAAACACTTTGAACGTACACCAATTTCCACGTCTATGGAAGGCGACTTCGATACTGGAAACGTGAGATTCAAAGCTCGTGAGAGATATTCATTTGGGTGGTCTAACCCTCGTGCAATATACGGCTCTAGCGGAGCGTAAGACACAGGTTCGATAAGGAACGTAATTTCCGTCGTTTCTAACTCAAGCGGAAATAAGAGAAGAGGACTTTGCGTCCTCTTTTTTTTTGTGTATTATGGAGGGTGGATGGTACCCATAATAGAGGTACTGGATTCACGTAAAGTTAATTAATAACCGGAGGATCTGTCCATGACAACACACTTTACAGCGGGGGTCACTAACGCTTCAAAATTTAGTGCATTAGGATTATCGGGATCACCGAGTCCTACTTTTAATCATCAATATTTCGATGACTTCGATACTTATACCGCAGGCCACTGGACTGTTACAGAGCAGGGTAGCGCGACGCAAGCATTGACATCGGGAGACGGTGGTTTACTTTTAATAACCAATGCAGCAGCTGATAACGACAGCACTGAAATGCAATTGACCATAGGTACTTTCACTTATGATGCCTCCAAAGATTTGTTCTTTGGAATTAGGTTTCAAGTCAGTGATGCGACCCAGAGTGATATTGCCGTAGGGTTAGCCAACATCGACACTACCGTCATCGACGGGACTAATGATGCGGTTTACTTTACTAAGGCTGATGGCACTACGTCCGTTAGTTTTGGCGTCGGTAACGAGGGTACATTTACCACTGCTACGGGCGTGGCTACTTTAGCGGATGCCACCAATATGGAATTAGCGTTTGCTTATAATTCCAACGACGGTCTGTTTCACTACTATGTAGACGGAGTGGATTCGGGTACATCGGTAACTACCAATGCCCCGGATGCCAACTTAGCTCCGACTATTTGTATTCAAAACGGAGCGACGGCAGCTAAGACCATGACAATCGATTACGTTTGGGCAGCTAAGAAAAGAAGCTCTGGCGAAAATAGTTAGGAGGTAACTGATGGCTAATTTAGAAGGCCGTAGAAGAGTTACACAAGGTACGTTGCGCCTTACGGGTAATGACGTTAATGCGCATTCGACCGCAACTACCGCAACCGTCTACACCGGTAGAACCCGACTCAAGGGTTTTACCGCTGAAGGTGGAGGTTCTGACGGTACGATAACTGTTTACGATAATACTTCGGCAACGGGTACCGCGATTCTGATATTTGGAGTCGAAGCGGGTACCAACCAGAGTTTAGCTATTCCTGATGCAGGAGTGCTATTTAAAACTGGATTGCACGCGGTATTGAGTAACGTGACTCGAATGACGGCATTTACAACCGATGGCGGCTAGAAATGGCTGAAGACAAAAAGTGGATTCAAAAAGCGATTAAACGTCCTGGGGCTTTCAGCCGCAAGGCCAAGAATCGTGGAAAGACTACTAAACAGTTCGTTAGAGCTGTTCAACGTAATCCTAAAAAATATGATTCCACCACTGTCAAACAAGCCAACTTGGCGGCTACTTTAATGAAAATGCACAAGGGAGGATAAGATGGCAGGAGCTACTGAAAGGAGACGCTATCAACGCGGTGAAAAAGCTGGAGTTACCGCTCGCGGTGATTATGAATCTAAGGCTTTCGAAGTAACCAAAAGGTTTAAGAAAGGTAAAGAATTATCTTTTTCGAAAATAAAACATATTGGTGAAGATCCCGAATATCGTTTAACCTTTAAAAAGAAATTTTAAAATGGTAAACAGGAGTTATTGATGGCCACCTCTGGATCACGTGATTTTGAACCAGATGTAGCGGAATACATCGAAGAGGCTTACGAGCGCTGTGGTCTCGAATACCGTACGGCTTATGACGGTATCACAGCGCGTCGTTCTCTGAACCTATTGATGGCAGATTGGGCAAATCGCGGTCTCAATCAATGGACTGTCCAGAACACTAATTTCACCTTGACGTTGGGACAAACTTATCAAGATCTCGATGCTTACACCATTGATGTTCTAGATGTAATTGTCCGGCGTACTATCAGCGGCAGTGATACCGACATTCAGATGAATCAGATTTCACGGGCTGAATACTGGAACATTCCGAATAAGGACACGCAAGCGCGACCGACGCAATGGTTTTTAGATAAAACCGTGACGCCGCGTTTATATATCTGGCCGGCTTCGGAAAATAGCAGTGATAAAATTTATATGAATCGCCTGATTCGCATTGAAGATGCGGATGCCAGTGCTAATACCGTGGATATGCCGTTTCGCTTTTATCCCGCTTTAGCAGCGGGACTTGCGTATTACATGTCGATGAAACGCGCACCCGATAGAACGCCAGCATTAAAAATTATTTACGATGAAGAATTTGAGCGTGCAGCCGATCAGGATGAAAGCCGTGCGCCTTTTCAGGTATCGCCGAATATGAGGTCATTCGGGTATTGAAATGGCTTATGCAGCAGGTAGATTTGCAATCGCTATTTGCGATCGCTGTGGCTTTGAATTCAAATATCATCAATTAAAAAAGGAATGGACCGGGTTTAAGGTTTGTGCTGAATGTTACGAACCCAAAAGTCCGCAACTGGAACCCGTCCCACACGTAGCCGACGCCCAGGCTATTTATGAACCGCGCCCAGTCTTGGGTATTGAAACGGGTCAAGGCGTAGTACGTACTGTAGATCCCAACCAAATGACGACGGTAACGGGAGATTCCATCGGCTCCGAGTGGATAGGTGTGGAAGCCACGGGTGAGGTTGGTACCATAACGGCGGCAGGTGACTGATGGCTTTTACTTACAGTCAATTAAAGACGGCTATCCAGAATTATATGGAGAACGACGAAACCACGTTCACCGACACTTTAGATACTTTTATTCAGCAAGCGGAAGAGCGTATCCTCAAGGAAGTGGAACTGCTGGGGTTCAGAAAAAATGTGACTGGAACTTTAACCGCTGACAGTCCCTATCTGGGAATGCCCACGGATTATTTGGCACCTTTTAGTCTCGCTTATATTGATGCCAGTAATAATTATAATTATCTGCTACTCAAGCACGTCAGTTTCATCAGGGATTACACGCCTGCGGAAGCTACCACTGGAGGCCCTGGTTACTACGCACAGTTTGATGAGGACAGTTTTATCGTGGCGCCGACGCCTTCCAGTAATTTTACCGTGGAACTCCATTATTTTTATCAACCCTCTTCTTTAACCGCCGCTGGCGATAGCGGTACTACTTATATTTCGACTTACGCGCCCAATGTTTTGTTATACGGCTCGCTTTTGGAAGCGTGTAGTTTTATGAAGCTGGATCCGAATGAAATGATTGCTTACGAAACACGATACAATAATGAAATGATGCGTTTAAAAAACTGGGCGGAAGGTAAAAATCCTCACTCTGAAGATCGTTACGATCGATTAAGGACACCTAAATCATGAAAAAACCCATAAAAGAATTAGCTGGAAAAACAGTGGCCTTGGTCGCCATGGGCAACAGTCAGCTCGATTATCATTTGTCTTTGACCCACAGCAAAACTTATGACGAAACCTGGGCGATCAATGCCATGTGTGCGGCTACTAAACCCGACCGTGTGTTTGCCATGGATCCCATGAGTCGCTTTTTTGATAGCGACGACGCTGGCACGCAAACCGAAGTCATGCGCAAAACATTGCCGACTTTAAAATGCCCGGTGTATTCCGTGGAAAAAGACGAACGCGTACCATCGATTGAACTCTATCCCATCGAAGAAGTGGCAAATGAAACCAGTTGTACTTATTTTAATAACACGGTGGCCTACGCCATTGCCTTTGGTTTATGGAATAAAATAGGGGCGTTGCATATATTCGGAGTGGATTTTAGTTATCAGAATAACGTCCATTTTGGCGAAATGGGTAGAGCCTGTTGTGAGTTTTGGCTGGCGGCTTGTTTGTCCGAAGGCGTTGATATTCATATTGCTACAAGATCTTCCCTGTTGGATTCCAACGTTAATTTAAAAGATAAATTATATGGCTATCATCGTTTAGATGATCCTCCCGTATTGCATGGCGAACCTGGGAAATTAAAATTAAAATCTTATTCGGACATCAACCAACCCGTTCAAATTCCCGTAGGTATTTCCGACCGTTGGAGTACGGATGAATTATTGCGACCGCCCGAGCCGAAGAAAGCCTGATGTTTAGTTTAGAATCAAATGCCAAGCCTGGCGATTTAATTGTCCACACGACGCATAAACGGGGACACAGTGCGGAAGAATGGGCAGAAATAGCAACCGATCGAATCGTGAGCGTAAGCGATGAAGCTCCTGAACCCATCCGCTTACAGGCACATGCTTTTAAAACAATGGTCAAAAAATTATTGACCTTATATTTTCAACAAGCTATTGACAGTCATATATGTACCGTCAATAATCTATTAGAAAAACAAGGTCACGGTGACGTGGCTGAAATAATACGGAGACTATAAATGGCAATTACGCAATCAATGGCTACTTCCTTCAAGGTAGAACTGCTCAAAGCAGTACATAATTTCTCAACAGGAGGAAACACTTTTAAGCTGGCTCTTTACACGAGTTCAGCCACTATGGGTGCAACCACTACGGCTTATACGACTACCAATGAAGTGACCGGAACCAATTACACGGCTAAAGGGGGTACTTTAACAAAGGTTACTCCTACTGCTACAGGAACGACAGCGGTAACTGATTTTGCAGATCTAACGTTTGGTACAGCAACCATTACGGCAAGAGGCTGCATGATTTTTAATGACACGGCTACGGGAGATCCCAATGTAGCGGTGTTTGATTTCGGCGGTGATAAAACCTCTACGGCAGGCAGTTTTACCATTCAATTCCCAGCCAAAGCTGCTTCTACCGCTGTTATCAGAATAGCGTAAGCACATAGCCTATGGCCAATATAACTGGCTGGGGTCGAGGCACATGGGGTCAAGGCACCTGGGGTGAACCCATCCCCGTTGAACTCACGGGGTTAGCTGGAACTTCTGCATTAGGCAGTTTAACTATAACGGCTGCGGCTAATATCAGTCTTAGTGGATTAGCTGCAACTGGAGCAATTAGTTCCCTTACTGTAACCGCGGAAGCCAATCTCACTCTCAGCGGAGTAGCAGGTACTACTGCGATCGCTTCGGTAACAGTAGCCGCTGCTGCCAACATGACGGTAAGCGGCCTGGCAGGCACGGGAGCTGTGGGCGATGTCATTACCGCTGGCGCAGCGATCACAGGTGTATCGGGTACTGCTGCCACATCGGCACAAGGCGAAGAAACCGTTACGGGCGATGCTAATGTTTATCCCAGTGGGTTAGCTGGTACCTCTGGATTGGGTACGGTTAGTACCGTTACCGATAATATTATTTCGCTCACGGGCGAGTCAGCGACAGGCTCAGTCAATGATGTTACTATTATAATAGGAATAGAATTTTCTATTACTGGAGTAAATGCAACTGGATACGTGAGTCAACTGAATGTATGGGGTAAAATAAACGATGACCAAGATCCTAGTTGGACTGGAGTAAGCGATTCACAATCGCCTTCCTGGACAGCTGTAAGTGATACTCAGGATCCAGAGTGGAAAGATGTGGCCTAACACAGTATATTAAGCAGACCGGAGAAAAAAAATGGCAACTTATGTAAATAATTTAAGATTAAAAGAAATTGCGACTGGTGATGAGTCAGGAACGTGGGGAACCTCCACGAATACCAACCTGGAATTGATTGGAGAGGCTTTCGGCAGTGGCTCGGAAGCGATAACAGGTACTACGCACACGATTACTATAGCGGATGGAACTTCAGACGCAGCAAGAACAATGGTAATGACCTTAACGGGATCTATTACTGCATTGAACACAGTTACCCTCGCACCGAATACAGCTAACAAAGTCTGGATTGTCCAGAACTCTGCTGGCTACGCAGTTACTTTAACCCAAGGCACAGGCTCGAATGTCGTAATACCGAATGGCGGTATTAAGATGGTCGTGGCTGATGGTGCTGGTAGTGGAGCA